TCTCAGACCACGCGACGATCGGCTGCCTGCTCGCGCTGGTTGAAGAGGCGTGGAAGTGCCCGGTCGACATGTCATTCGCAGGAGCCTGCCGCCTTGACGTGGATGCGGAAGAGCGCGTGTATCCACAGGACCACACCGTGTCGTTTGCAGCAAAGACGCGCGTCGAGGCCCTCGTCGCCGCACTGGAGGCCGCGCCATGACCATCAAAGTCTTTGCGGTCTACCCAGACGGACGACGTGAAGAGATCAGCCCGGACGAGGATGGGTTCTACAGCCCGCCGAATGACGCGCTCTACATCGAGCACGTCGAGACGGGCTGGTACGACTTCCACGCCAAGCAGGCCGGTCTGCACCTTGTCATCAGCAGGCCAAGCGACGAGGAGCCATGAGCGAAGATCTTAACCAGACCTATCACTGGCTCTGCGCTGGGTGCTGCGAATACACAGAGGATCCTGATGGGATGCCACCTGGATGGGAGTGGATGAACGGAGTGGAACTCTGTGAAGAGTGTGTTGAACGGGCCAAGCAACGACAGAACAAGGCAACGCAATGAGCGGAGCAGCACTTCCACAAGGAACCAGGCGTCCTCCGGCATTTAAGCCAGGAGATACCGCAGGAGTCTTCGAAATCATCGACCCTGGTGACCCAGCGGCGTATTCAACGAAGCGCAAGGTCACAGTTCGCTGCACCTGCTGCCGGTATACGTGCAAGGTTTACGAGTCGTGGTTGCGCTGGCTCCGCGATGGGCGTGTCGCATCGAGCGGCTCGTGCAGCATGTGCCGATTTGGCCTTCTGGAGAAAGCATGAGCAACGAGATCAAGAAGCCAGTACCCGGCGGTCGCTCCGTGGTGCGCGCACGCGCCTACTGTGACGCCTGGCGCAAGTACGGCGACGTCGTCACCGAATTCACCGGCTGGCACATCCACTCGTTCGGCAGAGAGATCAAGTTCGTCTCGCAAGACTTCGCCCACACACAAACGATGGGCATTCCATTCATCGAGGCCCTTGTGGCCGCAATCAAGAAGGCAGAAAAATGTCAGACAAAACCTCGCTCCAGCGCGCCATCTTCCTCCGTGGAGTCTCCGACCCCGCTGAAACCGCCCGTGTTACGACGACGCTCTTTCGTCCGAAGCATGGAGACCTGCGACTTGAAGGAGCCTTCGTCTGTTCTGGAGAACTCAGAGTGCCCATCTCCAACGTCGTTGAGCTCCGAGTCGTCTCCGAGCCCGTCGTCGCAGACGAGCCCGTCGTCGAGCAAGTAGAGGAGCAGCCGGTTGAAGAAGTCAAACGTCGCGGGCGCCCCCGCAAAGTCATCCCAAGCTGAGCATGTCCTCGCTGACTTTGAAGCCAAGGTCAAAGAGCAACTGGCACAGAAGAGCCTCACGCATTTCGAGGGTCTTCTTACCAGTCCTCTTGGCTTTGCTCTCACTACCGCCTCGCCTCTTCAGCGAGCAATCGCGCGCATGGTTGACGGTCGCCCTTTGGACGAGTTGGGCGATGACGACGTGGTCATCCGCGCGTGTGGCGGCACGATCCCAGCGCCTCTCCGACCAAGTGAAGTCGCTATCGTGGCGGGTATCCGAACTGCAAAAAGCCTCAGTGCTGCCGCGCTCGCGGTATACTGGTCTCAGCGAGCAGACCTTACACGTCTTGGACCGGGTGAGATCCCGCGTATCTCGATCGTCTCTCTGAGCAAAGACCTCGCAGACGTCATCTTCGGTCACATCGTGGGCCGGATGATGGCGTCGCCATTGCTCTCTAAGTTGATTCTGGAGACGCCCACCGCCGATACGCTCATGGTCAAGCACCCGAGCGGTCGACCGGTGGAGATTAAGGTCGTTGCGGCATCAAAAGCAGGCTCCTCGCTCGTCGCCCGCTGGTCTGCTGGCGTCATCATGGACGAGGTCGCGCGCTGGGGCGCGGACGATGCGGCCGTCTCCGTCAACGACCTCCGCGACGCGGTCCTCCTCCGCATCTTGCCCGGCGCGCAGCTTGTCTACATCAGCTCGCCATGGGCGCCGATGGGCTTTCTCTACGACCTCGTCAAGGAGCGGTGGGGCAAGCCCGACCGCGACTGCATCGTCATCAAGGCTCCAGCCTATGACATGGCGCCAATCATCTGGACGCCGGACAAACTGGAGATCGCGAAGCGCGACCCACGCATCTATCGCACCGACATTGAGGCCGAGTTCGCCGACCCGGAGGAGGCGCTCTTCACCACGTCGATGCTCGAGGGCGCCACGCGCGAGACGCCCATTATTGCACCTCCTCAGCAGGGCATCCGCTACACGGCGGCCATTGACCCCGCGACTCGTGGCAACTCCTTTACGCTCGTGGTCGCCACTGGCCAGGGCCGTAAGGAAAAAGTCATTTGCTTGGCCAAGCAATGGACGGGTAGCCCGACGAATCCCTTGTCGCCAGCGACTGTACTCAAGGAAATCGCCATCATTCTGAAGTCGTATCGGGTCACGGTCCTCGACTCAGACCAGTACATGGGCGATGCACTCCGCGATCTTGCGCATCAGGTTGGCCTCGTGCTGGTTCCGCATGCGTGGTCGTCGACTGAGCGCACCAAACGGTACCTCACGCTGCGCACCATGTTCGAAATGGGCGAGGTCGAGCTCCCTCCCGACACTCTTGTGAAGCAAGACCTGCAGCGTGTGGTGCGCCGCTACACTCAGACCGGCGTCACCATCGACCTTGGCAAAACGAACGATGGTCGACACGCCGACTACGCCCCAGCGGTGTGCATGGCGCTGACTCGATGGCACGAGCAGCAGCCCTCAGAGGTCGCAAAATCGTTTGAGAATGAGTACGGCGGCATGACTGAGGTGGAGAAGCAGATTTGGCAGCCACTGGAAAAGAATATGCGTCGTAAAGCTGACCGGTTGGCCAAAAAGCGACGCTTTCTCGCTTGAGACTTGCGATAAGTTCGGGATACTGGTCCAGAAATGCCGGGTATCGCCGAAACGACGGATGCGTGGTGGCTTCTTCATCAACAGAAGGAGGATCCGTACGTCGCCCTGGTGAGTGCGGTTACGGCCATCCGCAATGAGACGGCGTATCGCCGTCAAATGTGGACCCGAGCCGCGGAGGTGTACGGCACCGACCTGAAAATGTTCGGTATGCCGGTGCGAAACGTCTGGGACGAGCGGGTCTCGTTCAACGTGGCGCGCAACGCCATCCATACCATGCAGGCAAAGCTCGCGCGGCAGATGCCGCTCCCGAGCACGGTGACCGTGGGTGGCGATTTCTTGCAGAAGTACCGCGCGAAGCGACTGGATCGCTTCCTCGCGGGCGCTTTTGCCGCAGCGCAGTACGCGAAGATCTACCAGCAGCTCATTCTCGACGAGCTCGTCTTCGGTATCGCGATGGTCAAGGTGTACATCGGCGAGGACCGACAGGTCGTCATCGAGCGTGTGCCAGCGTTCGACATGCTGGTGAGCGAACCCGAGGCCCGCTACGGCACTCCGCGGTGCCTCTACCACCGCTGCTACATGGACCGTGGCGTGGTCCTCGAGGCGTTCGGTGGCGACGACCCGACGCTGTACGGGAGCGCATCGGAGCGCACCAAGGCCATCCTCTCTGCTCCGAAGCCCGCGGATGACGACTCCAACTTCGTCAACTCGTCGCGTTACTCCGACCAAATCCTTGTCTACGAAGGCATCCACCTTGCGTCGGGCTCAAAGGCAAAGGACGGCCTTCGTATCATTGCGCTGAGCACCGGCACGCTGCAGGCGACGCCGTGGCGCCGCTCGACGAACTTTGGCTGGGCGTTCTGCCGCACCAACGCCGTGCTCTCGGGCTTCTACGGTCCGTCGATGGCGCTCGAGCTCGCGGCGCCGCAGGACGAGTATGACCTTCTGAGCGAGAAGATTCAGGTCGCCCACAACTTGATGGGTGGCTCGCACATCGCGGTGCAGGCCGGCACCATGACGAAGACTAAGATCGACAATGATGTCGGCACCATCTTCGAATACGAGGGCACGCCCCCGGTCGTGTTCAACCCGCAACCTGTCCACCCGGACACGTATGCGTACAAGGACATGATCGCTTCCAACATGCTCCGCTATGAGGGCATCTCGGAACTGGCCGCCCAGTCAGTATTGCCGGCGGGTCTTCGTCAGGCGTCTGGACGCGCCTTGACCGTGTACGACGACATGGAAGACGCGCGGTTCCGTGTTGCCCATGAGGCGATTCGGCAGTTCCACGTGGACATTGGCTGGCTCATCGTCGACGCCTGCGAAGAGGCGGCCGAGGACGGCATCGACGTCGAAATCCTGGCTCCTGGCTCCGGCCAGCTTGAGCGTATTAACTGGTCGCAGGTCCAGATGGACCGCAAGGAGTACACGCTCCGCTGCGAGCCCATCTCGGCGCTCTCGCAGACCAAGGCGGCACTCTTTCAAGAGGTACTGGAGCTCGTGGACCGAAAGGTCATCACCGACCGTCGCGTCGTCGCGAACCTCCTGAACATCGGCGATATCGACTCGGAGCGCGACCTTGAGACCGCCGACCTCGACGTGGTCGACAAGGCCGTGTCGCTCATCCTGCGCGGAGAGCCGTACCCGGATCCGGACAAGCGGCTCGACCTTGCGGTGGCGTATGACCGTGCGCGCAAACACTACAACAAGGCGCGCGTAGACGGCGTCAGCGAGGAGCGCATCGAGGCCCTCGACGACTACGTGACGAAGATTGAGGCGCTCATCGAGCAGGCGCGCATGGAGGCCGCAGAGCAGCAGGCTGCCGCGGCTCAGCAAGCCGCTCCTGCGCCTGCAGAAGAGGCACCGCCGGCGGAAGAGCCGCCAGCACAAGCAATGGAGGCTATGAATGTCTGAGGATTTGGTCGCGCGGATGCGCGCAGCAGCGGATACGGTCATTTCTGCAAGCGACAGTGAGTCGTCCGAGGCGCCGGCCAAGGAACAGGAAGCGGCCGAGGCAGCTCCTGAGACGTCGCAAGAGCCGGAGACGCAGGAGGTCGATGCGGAGACGGAAGTCGACGCGAGCGAAGGCGAAGACGACGGCCGGTCGGCGGAAGAACCGGAGGCCGAGGCGGAGTCTGGTGAAGACTTTGCCGAGCAGGTCCTGGCAATCCGCCAGGCTGCAGAGTCGCGCGTTCGCAAGGCGGAGAACTACGCTCGGCAGCTCGAGGCGAAGCTTGAGAAGGCTGCGCAGTACATTGAGCATTCCAAGAAGCAAGTCGTCGAGGACTTGTTCAAGAAGCTCCGCCGTGCGCCCGCGCGTACGTTCCAGGAGTTTGGGTTCGACTTCCAGGAGCTCATCGACGCAGGCATGCGCGAGGGCAACATGGACGTTCCCTTCGGCGAGCTCGACGAGGTCAAGAAGGAAATCGCGGCTTTGCGCAAGGAGCGCGAGGAGGCGATGGCCGAACGTCACGCGCACCAGCAAGAGCAGCAGATTGCGCAAGCGCGCAACGAGTTCCTCTCGCAGGTGACGAAGAGTGAGTTTCCGACCCTCTTCAACATGTTCTCGGACGACGTCGAGAGCCTGTGGGACGAGGCGCTGCGCGTCGCCGAGCGTCACGAGGAACGCTACGGCGAGCCGCCGGAGGACACGCAGGTCATCCGCGCGCTGGAGAAGAAGTACGCGGACCGCTTGAAGCGTTTTGGCGGTGCTGCGAGCGCACAGGGCGAGACCCCTGCCGGCAAGAAAGGCCCGGCGAAGACTCTCACGACGAAGGCTGCCAGCGAGACGCGGACTGCTGGCAAGCCGTTTGGACAGCTCTCTGCCGATGAGCAGCGGGCTGCCCTCGTGGCCGCAGTCAAGAAAGCAACCTCGCAAACAACTAACTAGGAGTCTCAATCATGCCCGGTCCCTACAGCAATCCGACCTTCGCGGCCGTCCAGTCGATCCTCAAGATCAAGTACCCGGACGGCGCCCTCCCGCAAGCCCTCTACAAGGACTTCCCCCTCCTTTCGCTCGTCAAGAAGACGACGAACTTCGATGGCGAGTTCCGCGTCGTCGCCCTTCAAAACGAGCGCCCGCAGGGCTCGTCGTCGGTCTTCTCGACCGCCCAGGCAGTAGCGACCAGTGGTCTGCGTGGCGGCGGCGGCCAGTACAACCGCTTCCAGGTCTACCGTACGCGCCACTACGGCATCCTCCGCATGGATGGCGAGACCATGAAGGCAGCGGTCCGCACCTCGGGCGCGCTCGTCGACCTCTGGAACAACGAGACGGACGGCATCTCCAAGAACGAGATGGCGGACCTTGAGTTCCAGCTCTTTGGCGACGGCACCGGCGTCCGTGGCGTCGTCTCGACGTATACGAGTCCGAGCCCGACGCTCGCGACGGCATTTCGCATTCAGCTCGCGACGCCTGCCGATGCGGTCTACTTCAACCTCGGCATGCGGTTGACGTTTTTCACGTCGGCTGGCAGCCCAAAGGTTGAGACGAACGCCAATTCAAACGGTCTGTATGTCGTCGCGATCGACCGCAAGGCCGGCACCATCGACGTGACCGCGCTTATCGCAGGCACTGCGACCCTTCCGACCTTTGCCACGGCTCCCGCGGCGACGGACGTGATTTCGCGCGCTGGCGACTACCTTGCGGCGGCTTCGGTTGCTCAGGCGTCGAACGGCTCGGCAACCGGCGTTGTCACGGGCATCCAGGCGTGGATCCCGGCAACGGTGACCTCGACGCAATTTTGGGGGCTTGATCGCTCGAGCGACCCAGTCCGCCTGGCGGGTCAGCGCCTCAACTCGACGGGCCTTCCGATGAACGAGGCACTCATGGAGGCCGAGGCTCTCGTCGCCATTCAGGGCGTCGGCAGCCCGGACACCATTGTGGTGAACCCGCTTGATCTGCAGAACCTGAAGAAGGCACTCGGTACGGACATTGTCTACGATCGAGTCGTGTCGAACGTCGCGGGCGTGTCCTTCAAGGCCATTGAGTATGATGGCATGAACGGGCCGATGAAGATCCTCTCGGATCCCTTCTGCCCGCGCAACAAAGCGTTCATGCTTCAGCTGCCGAGCTGGGAGCTCTCGACGCTCGGCCCGGCGCCGCAGATGCTCGACTACGACAACAACGACTTCCTCCGCGTTGCGTCGGACGACCAGTACGAAGTTCGCTTCGGTCACTACGGTCAGTTCATCTGCAACAACCCGGGCGCGAACATCGTTCTCACGAACTTCGGTCTCTGATCGAAGCCTGAGAAAGGAGCCAAATTATGGCACTGAACGCAACTCTTCATAGCCAGATGGCGTCGAATCAGCCGGCCACTACGTTTCTGTCGTCGACCTGTGTCGTCAGCGGGGCTAGTGGCACGGGCGGGTTCATTGTGACGGAGCCAACCGCAATCCAGCGGTTGGACATCCTTGCGGAAACCAAGACCGGTACGATCACTAGCAGTCTCCAGACGTTCACTCTGCTCTCGACGCTGCAAGATGGTACTGCGCCCGTCACTAGCGGCGGCGCGGGTTATAACAGCGGCACGTTCACTGGTGTGACCGTGACTAGCGGCAGTATTGCGACCGCACAGGCGACGGTCATTGTCGTTGGTGGCGCGATTACGTCGGTGACCATTACCGATGGTGGAACGCAATACGCGTTGTCATCGACGGGCGTGGCATCCTGCACGTTCAGCGGCGGAAGCGGCGGCGGCATTGGAACGGCGAGCACTGCTGCCGTGGTCAACGTACCTCTCACCACTGGCACCGGCACCGGTACCATTAGCGGGAGTATGTGGGTAGTCAGCAACGCGGTCAAAGCCGCTCGTCTGCTCCCATCGGCCATCGCGAACCTCGGCAGTGGGTTCCCCACCGCAGCGGAGGGTTTCCGTGTGTCGCTTCAAGAGTCCTCCGGCAAGGCATGCCTTGCGACGGCTTATGCTGTTGGCTCGCCAGCGACCGCGAACATGACGATCTCGAAGGTCACGACGGGCGTTTACCGATTTGCGTTCAACAGCACGCGCGTTAGTGGCTCGCTTCCGCCGATTGTCGTGAAGCAAGCGTCGCTCTCTCTGAACCAGGGCCCTGGCGTATCGAACGGCAGCCTTGCGAGTACGGTGTTTCAAAACATTGGCCTCGACGGCAAGGTGGCAGGTACCGTCACATTTGGTGTCACGGCGAGCGTGCTGAACGTGAACACGACCAATGGCGACATTGACGTCCTCATCACCGATCACAACAACGTGCCTGCGGATCCGTATCCGGGCTCGTCAATCGCCTTTGAGCTTCTCCTTCGGAATAGCTCGGCGGTGGTGTGATGAAGGGCAAAGGCGGCATGGCCCTCATGATCGCCATCGGCAAGAAGAAGCCAGGGATGGGCTCGGAGAAACCCTCCGGGCCCTCCCTGGGTTCCGAAGACGACGGCGAAGACATGGAGATGGGCAGCGAACTGGGCGCAATGCTTCAGGCCTACGAACAGGCTAAGGCAAAGGGCAATTGGGCGAAGGCGGCGAAGCTCTTCAAAGAGGCCGTCTCGTCCTGTGGTGACGACTACGAAGAAGAGGATTGATCGATGGCATACTCGCGGACGCTTGCTGAACTCGAACTGGCTGTGCGGCGTGAAGCCGACATGGTGAACTCGCAGTTCGTCACGTCCGAGGAGGTGCAAGCCTACATCAACCAGTCATGGGCCGAGCTCTATGACCGGATGGTGATGTTCGATCAGGAGTATCTCCTGCGCTATACCGACATTGGCTCGTCGCCTAGCGCAGGAGAGTTTGACATTCTGAATGACGGCATGACGGGCCTGGTTCGTTCTGTGGCATGGTTTTTCCCTAGCGGAGCGGGATACGCGATTGGCGATATTGTTGCGCTGACGCAGCCGTCTACGGGCGCAAACACGGCCTGGATCCAGGTGACCAACGTGGTTGCTGGTGCAATCAGCGCAGCCACGGTGATTGTGGCTGGCAGTGGCTACAAGAGCGACACGTTGACGTCCAACACGGCCACGCTAAACATGTCAGCCGTCTCCGGTGTTGGCGTTGGCGGCACGACCGTCGCGTATGTGGAGAGCGACTTCTACAAGTGCAAGGGCGTGTGGGTCAGCGACGCGACGGGCGCAGCCGCTCCCGCGTGGAATCCGCTGCGCCGCTTCCAGTGGGATGAGCAGAACGCGCTGCGTCAGGTCAACATTTACCAAGGCATGTCCGCGCTTCCCTTGTATCGCCTGTACACCGTGAATGGGCGTGAGAAGGTCGGCATTGCCCCGATGATGACGGGCACATATCGCGTTTGGTATTACCCGGCTCCGCAGAAGATGCTTCTGAGTAGCGACCGTGTCGACGGCCGTGCTGGCTGGGATGAGTGGGTCGTGAAGGACAGTGCGATCAAGTGCCTGCTCAAGGAAGAAAGCGTGGAGCAAGCCGCGTCGATCAAGGTCATCCGCGACGAGCTCTTCAAGCGATTTGAGATTCATGCAGCGGAGCGTGATGCGTCCCAGCCTGAGCGTGTACGCGACGTGCGACTGCTTAGCCGTCGCTCCTTTCCCTGGACGAGGTGATCGATGGCTCAAACGAAGCCGCAGCAGTTCGTGCCAGCGCCATCTGGGGATCAGGCGCTCGACAAGGTGCAGGACGTCCTGCGTCAGACGACGGAGGCCGTACGCAACGGCCCTCCGAACCAGACGACCGTCAAAAGCATCGTCAAGAACAAGCCAGACCAAGGCGTTGTCTTTCGTCCTGGGCAAACGGTGGACATTCCTCACAACCTCGGACGGGTGCCAAACGGCTTCAACATCGGCAAGGTGCTGACGAACACTCAGCTCGCGAGCAGTGCACCGGCCGCCGTACCAAATCTACAGATCGTGGCGGTTCCAGGACCACTCGGGCAACAGATCATGCGATTGCGTTACATCGCCCCCAAGGACGCGGATGGGAATGATATTCTCGACCCCGTGAGACTTCAGTTGGAGATTCGGTGATGGAAGAGCGCGTCGTAAACGTACCGCTTGCCGGTGGCATCAACGAGGGTGATGACGTCTTCTCGGTTCAACCACCCGAGATGCTGCTGCTTCGCAACGTGCAGTCGGTGGTCAAGGGAGCGTTTGACTCTCGACCTGGCTTTGAACTCGTCACGCGAACGACGGACAAGCGACCGGCTCTGACGTTCACGACTCCAACGGGCGCGCTTACGGCCATGCCGAACCTTGTGGAGGCGATCTCCTCCAATGCGTCGACCGGCGGCACTCGAGCGGTCGTGGCTGCCGGCGGCAAGTTCTACGACTGGGTCGGCGGTGATAGCAACCGCGGATGGCGCGAAGTCAACGATTTGCCCGAGTACGTTGGTACGCTGACCTCGACGTCGTCGACGGGTGGCAGCATCATTGAGACGGAGAGCTGCGCATACGATAACGACACAAAGCGTGTCACGTTCTGGATCACGGGAAAGCGTACGGGGCAGGAATTGTCCTCGGATCGCATGATGCTTGACCAGGTCGATGGGGACGGCAACAGCGTATATTACTCGGTGCAGATCATCGGCAGCGATGCCTACATCGTTCCACCGACGCGCCTGAACAACACGGCCGGAACTCCTACCGTCAGCGCCCAGAACCTTCGACTCATCAAGTTGAATTCGCCCCCGAGTGGCACTGGCTCGCCAGAGTGGCCGATGGCATTCTGGTGGAACCGTACGACCAACCAGGTTGAGTACGTCGTCCTCGACCCGGATACCGGCGCCCGTGTGGCGGCTACGCAAGACCTGCCCGTCGTCACGCCGTTCAACCTTGTGAACACGCATCGTAACTTCGACGTATGCGTGCTTCCGCCTAGCGTTAATGGACAGTTCCCGTCTATCGTCTACGCGCGTTGTGAGACGGATCAGGCAGGTGTACGTCCTGCGTACATTGAGGCGACGCTGGCAATCGTGAGCCCCACGACCGCCGTCGTGAACATCGTCGACAATGAGACAGACATCCTGTATCGCACAGCGCCAGCAGTCGTGCCGGCGTTCAGGCCGTATGCGAACCGTGGCATCGTACTAAACCAGCGACCGACGGTTGGGCAGACGGTAACGCCACCCAACTTCGTTAGCTGGCAGGCGTTCGTCTCGTACGCAGCGCGAGTCGTCGCGAGATACTGGACGACCTCTGAGGCGGGGCCGTTTCAAACGGATCGCTTGGACGGACAGCTTGTGATGGGTCGCATTGAGGCGGGTTATAACGACCCGACGGCGACCTATTCGCTCGACTGGTCGGGCGGCAAGTACATCCCGCTCATCGGCTTTCAGACCAACGACAACCTTGAAAATGTGCTGGCGAGCACCGCGGCGCCCTACCGTTACTCGGGCGCTCCTGTAATCAATCGCCCAGCCAAAACGTCGCTTGTGTCGCCGCCCCTTGTGTCGCTGCCCAATGCGGGTCCGTTTGCTGGCTCCACGCCCATCGCCAACAGCGAATGGACGATGAAGATGCAGTTGAACGACCCTGCTCCAGGCGTTCCGCAGACATACTTCTGTGACGTCGCAGTAGGAAACGATGACCTCTTCACGCTGACGCCAAGGTCGTCGATTCCATATGCGTCCACGGTCACGTCTGGTCTGAATGGCCCCGGTTTGCAGTACCTTCGAGTGCAGGAAGCGTATCCACAGTTGCCTCGGCGTTACCGTGGCGACTTGCCGGTAGAACTGTTCCAGGTATTGGAGCCCGAGCGTCAGGTGCAGTTGATCACGATCCCCGCACCAGGGCCGAACAATTCTGGCTACACGCCGAATCAGACGGTCGCGAACTGCAATGTTCTTGTGGGAGGCATCGTTGTCGCAACGGCAACGGTGCATGTGGGCGCAAGCGGAAGCATTACCGCGATTGCCATTCAGGATCCGCTCGCTGGGCCTCTTCCCGGCGGCTTCACGTTCCTCGGGCCGAACGTGTCGCAGGCGGTAGACCTCAATGGCATCACGGGTCTTTTGGGAGCAGGTACGCTCAACGGTGCGCAGATCTACAACCTTACGTACGGGTTGATTGAGAAGGCGACGGGCGTCGATACGCCAAACCTCGCCAAGACCCCAGTCAACACGTATTTCTACTACACGGGGCAGCAGGAGCATTGCGTTCACCGCTGGTCAATCTCGCAGCAAGACGAGAAAAACCACATCGTCGCGCTATCAAGCACATCTGCGACGCCGATGACGAACCCGCAAGGCGACGCACCGTTTGGTGCGGCGAGCCCCCATCGGCTCAACAACTTCCTCGAGGTCTATGGGTACACCGAGGTCGCTTCAAAGTACTACGACCCTCTTGTGCCATTCACGGGTGGAACGAGCACGGCTCTGAAGTGCGCGCTCGGAGGTCCATGGCGGCTGCTGAGCGACATTCATCGCGTTGTGACCGACGTGGGCGCGAACGAGGGTCGCTACTACATGGCGGCAACGCTCGCTGGCGATGATAGTCAGGCAAGCACGTTCCTTCTGCGCTTTGACGATACGCAGTCCATGTCGCTGACGTGGCCGGGCGGCAATCCAAACGTCGAGATCTCGCAGTACCCGGACGCGAACTCGGTGACGTATACGGGTAACACGGGCTTGTTCGTCGAGGCCGCGAACATGATGCGCGTGACGGCTCCTGTGCTGAACGTGCCGTCGCTCTACCTGACCAGCGATGGGTTCACGGTCGCAGGCCTTCGTAATGGTTCGTCGAAGGGTTCTCAGGAGTGCTTTGCGCTCGATTACGAGGGTCTTGCTCAGAACTGGCGCCAGATGATCCGCATGGCGGACTACACGTTCATCAACGGCGGCATCGTTTCCGTGTTTGATGGCGTGAATTGCAACGAGCACGGCATGCTCGTTTGGCCGCAGCGTGACCTCACGAGCATCAGTTGGGGCGATGGTGGCGCGCAGCCGCAGATGCTCGCAATGGACTTCACGGACGGCAACAGTTGGCAGCTACCGTTCCAGAAGTTTGTGGATACGGCTCCTCTTTCGACGACGTATCAGTTGCTCTACAACATCACGAAGCCGTTCTGGTTCTACGAGGCCGGCATGCGCCTCGACGAGCTTGGCGTACGCCCGCAGCCTGCAAACTTCGGCGATATCACAACTCGCTGGGGCGGAGACCCGTCTGGCAACTACGAGTCGGTTTTTGCAGATGTGCGCGTGCAGCAGTTCAGCGATTCGACAAAGGCGGGATATCAAGGCGGAGCGAGCGCGTTTGGGCCGCATTACTATGGGCGATTCCAGGCAACGAGCAGCGAGTTTTCGAACGTCGACGGTAGCGCGGCAAGGGTTGGCAACTCTGCGTATTTCCTTTGGGCGCCAAGGTCTGCGCAGGGATGGAGTTTGCCAAGCTCGGCATCAAAGAATCGGGAAAGCGCCTACTCACAAACCGAAGTCGGCGGCGACTTCCTCATGTCGTGGTGCTACGAGTACGCAGACGCAACGGGACGCATCGTGCGCTCGGCCCCGTCGTCTCCGATCACGTTCACGATCTGTGCGGAGATTTGGTCGGCGCCTGCAGATGGTCGAGATCGTGGCAAGATCCGCAGCGGCGGTCGCGTCACGCAGTTCAAGTGGGGCGCCTTTGCTCCTCGCCTCGAGCTCACCAATCGTTTGAACGCGGCATCGGAAGACCCCCGCCGCGTGACGCTGCAGCCGTACGCGACCTGCGAGCCCTACTCGACGGTTCTGTACCGCATGCCGTGGCAGAACTTCCTGAACCCGATCAACAGTTTTGTGGTGCCTCGCAACGCAACGCGTGGCGTGGTTCCCTTTGCGGGGCGACCGTTCGATGCGCCCGCAACTGGGTTTGCGTTCATCACGACGACGCCGTGTGGCTTCGTGTTTACGAACCACAACAAGCAGGGTGAGCCGCCAAGCTACCTGGACGGTTACAATGGATGCTTCGACGGCCCCACTGGTGACTACAACGGCATGTTGCGCGAGCCGTTCCTGTATACGACCGGTGGTGTGCTCGACAACGTCGCGCCTCCCGGGTGCAAGGCGATGTGCGTTCACCAGAACAGACTGGTCGTCGGCGGTGCGGACGACGCGACGGTGGTGTGGTTCACCAAGGAACTCAGCCCCACGGATGCGCCTGGATTCAACGATGCGCTGACGCTGACCATTGAGGCGGGCGGTGCGGTCACGGGCCTCGCGTCGATGAACTCCAACCTGTTCATCTTCAAGGAGAACGACATCTACGTGGTGGCTGGCAGTATGCCGGACGCGACGGGGC